ATCCGCCATCACGTGCGATTTGACGAATACGCAAGATTTTTTCACGTGTTGAATCCATTGTCAAATCAAGATAGTGACACCGTGACATGATAGCCTCGAGGTGATCTTTGATTTTGTTTGAACGAACATTATCAAATTTCAAGTTCGTGATAAAGATTACACTGCCCTTAAACTCAAAACGATCTGGAACACCTTCACGCCGTAAGAAGTGAGAGTCAGAATTCCAAGAAATGTAACGCTTCTTTCCACTATCAAGAGCGGCTTTAAGAATGTTTAGTGCATTTTCATCAAACAAAATACTATCACAATCATCAAGGACTACAATGTTCTTCGAGTCTGAATACTTATAAAGCATTGCATACAGTCCGATAGGTGACATTGTACCTTTCACAAACGTGTGACGCAATGGGTTATCAGCCATAACATCAAACAGTGAATCTTTCTCAAGAATCTGTTCAACACCGTATGTTTTGCCAATACCAGGAGGTCCACTGACGACCATACCGCGAACAATACCATCACATGTTGCTTCGGTCATTTCGTCTAATATAGAGAAACGCTCTGCGATACGATCCATAACTTCATCATCAGTTTCATTGTGTACCGAGATAGTTTCTACATTTTCAGGCTGAACTTTGACACGAATTTTTGAACGTTTGAATTCGGTTTCACTAGCATCAACTGTAATAAAATGTGTGCCGTCTTTGCCTACTTTCATTTCAGATACAACAGGAAAAATACCTGTAACTTCTTGATTAAGATATGAGCCGTTTGTTATTTGAACTACTGACATTTGATTCTCTTTCTTTGATTACTAGTTAGTTATAAACTGATTCGTTTGTAATGTCAAGTATTTTTTATCGATGTCTCCAAGGTTCTGCCAAATCTGCAAGATGGCGCTGATGATTATTATATGCAACTGTATAATTCTGCCATGATCCATAAGTATGTGTATTGGGTCCAAATTTATTGTTTCTTGATTCGGCGGCAGTTTTTGCCATCTTTTCGCCAAAAGGATACCAATCGACCAATTCTTTTGTGTCAGATGTGTATACAACAAAAATAGGATAGCCTTTTTTGACTTCGTTTCGTAGTTTTTCAATATTCATTATTAAACCCTAGATAATTCAAAATAACAGTCTGCAACAAGTTGTATAGCAAGATCGCCATATTGTTCTCTTACTTTGTCATATACTGTTTCAACATCTTTGCCAGAATTGATTAACTGTCGGGCAAAGTTTTGCACTTCCATTCGGAAACTTTTAGTGATTGGAGTATTCATTAGGCGGCTTCTTTCATTTCATTGCGATAGTTATATGGTTTATCCCATTTGCCACAGTTGATATCAATATAGAAATCGTGGTCAAAATAATCAATTTGTGCATTGCTGTTATTGTAGTAACCAGTTGATTTGATTGCTGCAAGTAAGTCGCCATAGAAACGTTTAATTGTAGGATCGTTAGCGTGTTCCTCACACCAGTAATGATTAACTTGTAGATTATCACCAGAGATACCTGCGTCACCCAGTAGGTCAAGAGGTCCGCCCCAAAGATTAACAACTAATGAACTATGGTTATCAATGCCAACAGTTACTTCTCTGCCAGTAAAGCCATATGATTTACACACCGTTTTAACATTTTTTGCAATTACTTTTTTGCGGTCCTGAGAAATATAAGCCATATTGTTAGTCCTTTTCGCTGATTACTACTTAGTTATAAACTGATTCGCTATATTTGTCAACCTTTTTTATACAGTAACCATTTCTATTGCTTCTGTGACTAGCATTTCTGCTGCACCTGGAGCAAATCCTTCTTCATCACAGAAATCAATTGATGATGAACAGTGGATTGATTGACCGAAGGTGATGTTGTTTGCTGCGAACAAGAGGGCAAGTTCTGCTGCTGTTGCTGCGGCGCCTATGCGCTGCTGTTCTACATAAAGTTCGATTTTGCTATCTTTAGCGTCTACAAATACAAACATTTTTTGTCCTCTCAGTTAACTTATACATATTTTATATAGTGATTCGTTATATTTGTCAACCTTTTTATGACATAATAATGTAAAAAACACCAATAATAGTTGTAACTGTCATAATTTCAGAAGTAAGAGTAACCATTCCGTTTTTAATTACATTCAACATTCTTAAAGTCCTCATTGTTACTATCTATACATACTTTATATAATGATTCGTTTAGAATGTCAAGAAAAAAGCGCAACAAAAAATGCTGCGCTTTCAATAGTCTATAAAATAGTTTATAGTAAGTTAGAGTGACATACCACCAAATGTATTTTTATCAACATCTTGTTTAACACCGCCAACTACATATGATGAAATTTCAGTCTCTTGTGGAGCAACTTGTACATCACCGCCAGCAATCCATTTTTGTGTCCATGGAAGTGGGTTCGCTTGTGGAGTAGTGTAAGGACATTTAAGACCAACTGCTGTCATACGCTTGCAACAAATCCACTCAATATAATCACTAAGTAATTGCGTATTTAGACCAATCATTGATCCATCTTTGAACAAGTATTCAGCCCATGCCTTCTCCTGATCAACTGCATCAACAAACATTTGAATACATTCTGCTTCTGTTTCTCTTGCAATTTGAATATAGTCAGGATCATCTTTTGGTAGAAGTTTTAGAAGTGTTTGTGTTGAACCTAAATGTAGATTTTCGTCACGTGCAATCAACTTGATGATTTTAGCATTGCCTTCCATCTTCTTTAATTCAGCAAATGCCCAAGAACATGCAAATGAAACATAAAAGCGAACACCCTCAAGAATGTTAACACTCATAAGAGTTTTGTACAATAGTTTCTTAATTTCATACTTATCAATAACTACTTTGTTACCGTTAACAGTATGAGTTCCTTCTCCCAATAAGTTAAAGTATGATGTCATTTCAATCAACTGGTCATAACATACTGAGATTTCATCAGCACAATCCATAATCTCTGGAATATCCATCATACCATCAAATATTTTTGATGGATCTGAATATACGTTACGAATGATATGAGTATATGAACGTGAATGAATTGTTTCACTAAATGTCCAGGTAGTGATCCATGCCTCTAGTTCTGGGATAGTTACCAGTGGACTAAACGCTTCAGTCGGTGCGCGGCCTTGTACACTGTCTAATAGAATTTGACGCTTTAAGTTGGACGTAAAGATATGACGCTCATGGTCTGTAAGGTTCTTAAAATCGTTTGAATCTTTAGTTACATCAACTTCTTCTGGGCGCCAGAAGAAACCAAGTTGCTTGTCAGTAAGTTTATCAAACTGCTTGTACTTTAGCATGTCATACCGTTGAATAGCAACAGCGCCCGCTGGATCCATAAATGCTAACGCTTTTGTATGGTCTGTCCTGTTTTCTGAATTAAATACACTCATTATTTTTCTCTCTATTAAATTACGCAACTATCACAATCATCATCATCTACTTGTGATATTGATAGTGGTTCGTCCATTAGTTTGTCAATGTCAATTTCGCCTTGCCCGTCGAATGTATTGAAATAATACAATTGCTTGCCTCCATACTTATAGAACATAATAAGATGTTGGAGCATTGTAGACATTGGAATTTTTTCTTCATCATAAAACACAGGATTGTAACTTGTGTTTACTGAAATGCCTTGGTCAATATATTTTTGTAAAACTGCTACAATCTTTAGGTAACCTTCAGGAGATGTTTGATCCCATAGCAATTCATATTTGTTTTTTAGTTTGTGGATTCCTGGCACAACTTGTTTTAGTACACCGTGCTTGGACTGTTTGATTGATACCAGTGAACGAGGCGGTTCAATGCCGTTAGTACTGTTACTAATTTGTGCAGAAGTTTCTGCTGGCATAAGAGCCATTAGCGTAGAGTTACGAATACCATATTCTTTCAAGTCAGCACGTAATCCATCCCAATCTTGCCGCTCTCGGTGTGTAACCAATTCATCTACATCAATTTTACGTGTATCAATTGGTAGAATGCCACTGTGATATTTTGTTTCATACGAGCCTGTACAAGCACCTTGTTCTTTTGCAAGTTCAACACTTGCTTTGATTAGATAATAACTCCACGCTTCTGCCCATTCATCAATCATATCCAAGTTTGGATCTGTGTATGTCATATCATTCTTTGCCATCCAATATGCAAAGTTAATAATACCAACGCCAACAGGTCTACGCTTTAATGTAGATAATTCAGCGGCTAGTACTGGATAACGCTGATAATCAAGTAATGCATCAATACCACGAACTGCTAAACGTCCAACACGTTCAAAATCAGTAAGTGTTTTAATATTACCCCAATTAATTGCTGCTAGTGTACATAATGAAATCTCACCATCAGGATCATTTAGATTGTTCAATGGTCTAGTAGGAAGATTAATTTCTTGACATAGATTTGATTGACGAACTGGTGCAACCTCTTGAACGAATGAACTATGTGTATTAGCATGGTCAACATTCATAAGATAAATTCTACCAGTATTCTTACGTTCATTCATAAATGCTGAAAATAGTTCACTTGCTGAAATAGATTTTTGTCTAATAGAACTATCATTCTCGGCAAGTTCATACAATCGTTTAAATTCGTCCTGGTCATTAAAGAATGATTCATACAAACCTGGAACATCTGCTGGTGAGAATAATGTAATGTCACCGCCGGTCATTAGGCGCTCGTACATAAGTTTATTAAATTGAACACTATAATCTAAGTGACGAACCCGATTATCTTCTGTGCCTTTGTTATTTTTTAGAACAAGTAAATCTTCTACTTCTAAATGCCATAATGGATAATGTAGAGTTGCAGCACCGCCACGAACACCACCCTGAGAACATGATTTTACACTTGCTTGAAACATTTTATAAAATGGAATAACACCAGTATGCGTAGCATCACCATTTCGGATTGGCGAATTGATAGCACGAATACTACCAGCGCCAATACCGATGCCTGCTTTTTGTGAAACATACTTCACGATAGCACCTGATGTTGCTGTTATTGAATCAAGAGAATCTCCTGTTTCGATAACAACACAACTACTAAATTGACGCTGTGGCGTTCTGACACCAGCCATTACAGGAGTTGGTAAACTAATGTCAAAATTACTCACAGCATCATAGTAGTCTTTTACCCATTTCATACGGGTATCTTTTGGATAGTTAGAAAAAAGAGTAGCAGCGATAAGGACATATGCAACTTGTGGTGTTTCATACAATTGCTTAGTTGCACGATTTTGCGCAAGATATTTGCCACGAAATTGTTCCATGCCCACATATGATATATTGAAATCTCTTTCATGCTTTATAAAGGTATTAATTCTTTCCCATTCATCATCATTATAAGAACCTAATAGTTCAGAATCATAAAATCCATTAGCGGTGTTTTTTTCTACTATCGCTTTTACATGCCACGGATCAAACGAACCGTATACTTCTTTGCGAATATGATAGTTGATAAGATTTCCAGCAACCCATTGATAATTAGGTGTTTCCTCACTAATCAAATCTGCTGCAGATTTGATTAATGTTTCTTGGATTTCTGCACTTGTTATACCATCATAAAACTGTATATGGGATTTAATTTCTACCTCACTGGGTGATACGCCAGCGATACCATCACACGCAAAAAATACGACCTTATGCATTTTATCAAGGTCTAATTCTTTTTTTGTACCGTCTCGTTTTGCTACTTTAATTACCATCTATTCATTCTCCGAAATCGCAATGTATTTACACATTTTAAACTTCACTTAATATCTATTGTTTATGTCCGCATCTTCCATACCGGCGACACGTAATTTTATTATATTACTAAGTTGAAAATGCTTTATTTCAAATCCCTTAGTAATTCCTTGAAACTTATTTCTCATAAGTGCTACCTGATTAATTAGTTCAGATATTGCAACAACTTCTGCCTCACCATCTGAATATTTTTCAGCATCCCTACTTGATAATGCTTTATTATAGTTTTCCAGATATTTACGTAAATATTCACTTCGTTTCTTTCTTAGTTGTATATTTAGATGTTCTAATATAGCTTCTAATTCTTGCAACTGCCCAAATCTATGTTCAACATAGCCAGGTAGTTGGGTAGATGCTTTCTCAATATTACCTGTTACTTTTACTTCTTTTTTTGCTTCGGCAAGTTCGATTTCAAAGTGGTCTAAAAAAGCAGGAATATTATTCCAATCAGCAACAACTTTACGATACCAACTCATCCGTCGTATTCATCCCATTCTTCATCTTCATCATATTCTTCATCATTTGAAAAATAACGATCATATGCAGTTTGTAAAATTTTATCTTCTTCTGTCATTTCGAAAATGTCCTGTTTCGAAATACCAAATTCATCAAAAATTTTAATTATACGTTCTGCTGCTTCCATCTTATCCTTTGAAGGAATAAAAGATTTAAGAGTGTCCCATATATCAAGTAGTATTTCGGTATCGCTAGTTGCCATTTATTATGCCTCTTGTAAAATAATACTTAGTAAATTTTAAACTTCATTAACTTCTGTGTTTTCATCAACGATTTCTCCATTTGAATCAACTTCAAGTGATTGAAGACCATTAGATTCATCATCAATGTCAATATTGTTCCAATCATTGATAACAATGTCAAGTTTTTCATCTGTCCAGTTTTTGCGAAATTCAATGATTTCATCGCCCGATTTGGTGATATATCGCAAGCGGTTGCCTTGCTTTACTAGCAAACCTTTTGCTTCAAAAAATTCAATTAGTCCTGAGTAAGGTGACATTCCAGTTTCATATGGAATTTCTACTTGTACACTTTCAAATGGTTTTGAATACCGTGTTTTTACAACTTTACATGCAGCACGAATACCATGTACTTGTGATGTTTTGACTCCATTTGCATCAGTTTTCAATTTTAGTTTGCGCATAGCAATAACAATTGAAGATGCATAGATAAAGCCCTGGCCGCCACTAATCTTATCATCTGGATCAAACATGTCCTGTGATGCATATGTATGATTTGTTGCAATCATACCGATATTAAAATCACCAAACATATTTACACAATTACGGACTAATGCAGCCAGTGCTTTAGGCTTACGACCCATGTCACCCTTCATGTCGCCTTTGTTAAACTGGTCAACATCTGTTGGTGTCATCATCATACCAAGTGAGTCAAGCACGAATAGAACTTTAGGGCGCTCTGCATCATCTTTATCACCATATTCAGCACGATAGTCTTTCATAAAATCTGAAATGATTTTAGCAACATCATCAATCATTGCCACGTTTAGTTTAAGTAGTTTGTCATCATCTGTGCTAACATTAAGAGCATGTAGCCAACTTTCATCTAGAGCGTTTTCACTATCTATGAGAACAACAAAAATACCCTGTTCTTGTGCGTGTTTTACAATATTACCGGCTGCGATATATGATTTACCTGCCCCGGACTCACCTGCAAGAACAGTTACTTTTCCCAGTGGAATACCCTTGTGGAAATCATTAGAGATTAACTTGTTTAGACAGTAGTTACCTGTAGAGATCCACGTGTCTGGATCACGAAATCCCATAGACATACCTGGGACTGATTTTGTA